TTTATAAAAAAGCAACCCCTGCAACTGGTAAAGTTGACCTTAAAGGTAAGGATATCGAACCAATTGGATTTGAAAACACATTTAAACCATCTAAGAACTTAGCTAAAGATGCGAAAGCACTTAAAAAAGCAAGAGGTGGAGATTTGAATACAAAAAAGTATTCGGATAGTGTAAACCGATAATATGTCTTGGAAATTTAATGGAAATATTGTTACAGAAGAAAACACACCTGAAGGTGCGGTTGGGTTTGTCTATAAAATGATACATACTCCAACTGGAAAATTCTATATAGGTAAAAAACAACTTACACAAACCAGAAGATTAAAACCTCTTAAGGGAAAGACTCGTAGAAGGGTTGTAAAGAAAGCATCTGATTGGGAGAAATACTATTCATCAAACGAATGGATTAAATCCGAAGTTAAAGCTGGAAACGCAGAACACTTTGAGAGAGAAATAATTCAATTCTGCTTTTCCAAAAAAGCATTATCATATTACGAAATTAAATGGCAGTTTCATTACGATGTACTTGCCAATGAACAAGCAATAAACGAAAACCTTATGGGAAAATTCTTCCGTAGGGATATTATAAACTAAAGTTATGAACATTCAAGAAATTTGTAAAAAGTACGGAATCTCCGATAATTACTTAAACTCAAAAGATGACGCACATTCAGTTGCGGCTGCATCATTAATAGACCTCAAAAATATGGTTCTCCAAAATCAACCAAGAGAAACCATAGCCAACAAAATACAATTCTTAGCGGATTTTCTGATTGATGTTAAGAATTCTTCTTATTAAGTTTGGTATTATGGGATAAATTTCGTATATTTGTTATACGAATATCTAAATTATGCTATCCGGTAAGAACAAATTACAAATAATTACAATATTAGACTCGGCATTAGGAGTAGGTTCTTCCTTAAAGGGGAATGAACAAGCCCATCATTGCCCATTTTGTAATCACCACAAAAAGAAACTTCAAGTAAATTTAGATACACAAAGATGGCATTGCTGGGTATGTGATTCTAAGGGCAGAAGTATCTATTCATTACTTCGTAAACTAAATGTGGATACGAGAGACCTGAATAGAGTTAGAGATGTATATGGTGATGAGCCTGAATACGATTCAAAAGAGGAATATGTAGCAAAGTTACAATTACCAAAAGAATTCAAGCAATTATATTTTAAACCAAAAGGTGTCAATCCTTATTACAATTTGGCACTTCATTACCTTACTAAAAGAGGTATTACACAAGCGGATATTGTAAAATATAATATCGGATATTGTGAAGATGGATTATATGGTGGTAGGGTTATTATTCCTTCTTACGATGATAATGGTGAACTTAATTATTTTGTAGCTCGTTCATTCTACGAAGATGAGAAAATGAAGTATAAGAATCCACCAATTAGTAGAGATGTAATTGTATTTGATAATATGATTAATTGGAACGAACCAATAACATTAGTTGAAGGAGTATTTGATTCTTTCTCAGTTAAAAGAAATGTAATTCCATTGTTAGGTAAATTTTTACTCAGCAAACTCAAAAATAAAATTATGGAAAAGGGCGTTAAGGATGTAACAATTATGTTAGATTCTGATGCCGTAGATGATTCTACCAAACATACTGAATGGTTTCAGAAAAATGGAATTAAGGTAAAAAATATTATCCCAACCGATAAAGATGCGGGTGAAATGGGATTCCAAAAAGTAAATGATTTATTAAAATCCGCCAAAGAGACAAGTTGGGAAGATTTGATGATGGCAAAGTTGAATAATATATGAGGTTAAAAAGAATTTATCATATTGCGGATATTCACATTCGTAACGTAAAAAGACACAAAGAATTTAGAGAAGTATTTTACTCTATGTTCGATGAGATTAAAAAAAGAGGAACTGAAGATTCTATTATTTATTTGGCAGGTGATATTGCACACGCTAAATTAGAAATGTCACCTGAATTATTAAAAGAAATAAGTTGGTTATTAACCGAGTGTACGAAACATTGTGAAACTATTCTTATTGCGGGTAATCATGATTGTAATATGAATAATTCCGATAGATTGGATGTACTTACTCCAATTGTAGATGCATTAAAATTACCAAACCTACATTATTTAAGAGATACTCAAGTTTACGCAATCGGAGATGTTGATTTTGCAGTATTCAGTATATTTGATAACAAAAATAATTGGCCAAAAGCCGATACACTATTTGGAAACAAAAAGATTGCATTATTTCACGGACCTGTTGATAATTCTCAAACCGATATTGGATATGTAGTATCTTCTCGTCATTTTACAACTGATATGTTTGATGGTTATGATTTGGCGTTATTAGGTGATATTCATAAGAGACAAGAAATGATTTCTCCTAAAGGATGTAAAGTAGTATATGCCGGTTCTTTGGTACAACAAAACTTCGGCGAAACATTAGATAAGCACGGATTTTTAGTTTGGGATTTGGATACAATGACATACGAAGAAGTTGATATCAAAAATGATTATGGGTATTATACTTTGGATGTATTAAATGGTGTGGTGCCGGATGTAACCGATATGCCATTACATCCCAGACTTAGGGTTAGATTTTTTGATACTGATTCCGTAGACACTAAAAAAGCTACTACGGAAATAAAGATAAAATACGGTGTTGATGATTTTACAACAATTCGTACCGATTCATTATCACAAAGAAAAACGGGTGATAGAGATAATCAATTAGAATTGGATGACATTACCGATGTAACTTACCAAAACTCTTTAATAAGTGATTATATTCAACGAATGTTACCATTTGTAGATGATGAGGAGTTAAAGGGGATTCAACTTCTTAATGAGGGGATTAACAATAGAATTGAATTGGATGAATTGACGAGAAATGTGAAATGGAAGCCGGTAAGATTTGAATTCTCTAATATGTTCAGTTATGGTGAAAACAATGTAATCAATTTCGATAAAGTAAGAGGTCTTATGGGATTGTTTGCACCAAATGCAAGCGGAAAATCATCCTTATTTGACGCAATATCATTTACACTATTTGATAAATCCAGCAGAGCATTCAAAGCCGCTAATATACTCAATAATAGAAAAACGGACTTCCATTGTCAATTAGATTTTGAAATAGAAGGTATCTCTTACTTCATTCGTAGAGAGGCAAGGGTAATCAATAAGGGAAAGAATGTAAAGGTAGATGTACAATTTTGGAGAGTAGTAGATGGTGTAACCGAATCCTTAAACGGCACCGAGCGTAGAGATACTAATCAATTGATTGAGGGGTATGTGGGTAGGTATGAGGATTTCGTAATGACTGCACTATCACTACAAGGTAATAATGCTCTATTCATTGATAAATCGCAATCGGAAAGGAAAGACCTCCTTGCTCAATTTATGGGATTGGATATATTTGATAAACTGTACGCTACTGCTACTGAAGACATTAAAGAAGTATCGGTACTTATCAAAAATTTCAAAAGGACGGATTTTACATCGGAGTTGGCGACTAAAGAAACCGACCTTAAGAGTAAAAAAGCTGAATTAAAAGAATTAGATACCATCATAAAGGAACAAAATAAATCTAAAGATACCATACAAAATGAAATTGGTAACCTTAAAGGATTTATTACTCCAATTGATTCTAAATTAGATTTAAACGCATTACAAAAATCTAAAACAAAAATAAATGAAGATATCGAAACCAATAAAACACTTATAGAGACTAAGCAAACCAATATTAATACCTATACAGATTTATTGAGTGAAGCATCGCAATCCATCAGTTTATATGATGTTGTAAATGGATTACCAATATCAGAAGCTAAAAAACAATGGGATTCGTATAAAAATAAGATTGGAGAAACAAATTCTCAAATCCATAAATTGGAACTTTCGTATGATTCTAATTTAAAAAAACTTAAACATTTGGAACAACATGAATATGACCCAAATTGTAAGTTTTGTATGAATAACGTATTCGTAAAAGATGCAATTGCAACAAAAGAGATTGTAAAAGAACAAGAAACATCTTTGGAAGAACTTAATAATGAACATCGTTTATTATCATCCCAATCGGAGCCATTTGCTGAAGTTGAAAATGTTTGGGAAAGATTAAATGAAATAAGAAACAAATATTCTAAGGGTGAGATAGTAATAGATAAGAATCGGGCAGAATTAAATAGTTTAACAACACAATCGGAACTTTTACAAAACCAATTGGATACCGTAAATTCCGATATTGAACGATATTACGCAAATGAAGCAACCATTCAAAAAAATATTGAATTTGAAACTCAAATAAAAGACTTAGAAAAACAAAAAAAGATAATAGACGATAGTATTAGGGATACTAATAAATTGATATTATCTATAACGGCACAAATTGGTTCAATTGAATCGTTTATTAATAGTACTAAATCCAAAATGGATGAGGTTAAGGAATTGGAACATAAAAACACTCTCTATACATATTATTTGGATACTGTGAAAAAAGATGGTGTACCGTATGAACTAATTTCAAAGGCTATGCCGGTTATTGAGAGTGAAGTGAACAACATTTTGGGACAGGTTGTAGATTTTTCACTTAAGTTAGATACCGATGGTAAAAACATCAACGCTAGAATCGTTTACGAGGACCAGGATTGGGCGTTAGAGATGTGTAGTGGTATGGAGAAGTTTATATCAGGTCTAGCGATTAGAGTGGCTCTAATTAACATCTGTGGTTTACCTAGACCTAACTTCTTAGTAATTGATGAAGGGTTTGGTACATTGGATGCGGATAACCTATCATCCTTATTTATGATGATGCAATATCTTAAAACTCAATTTGATTTTATTTGGGTAATTTCTCACTTAGAACAAATGAGAGATATCGTAGATGGACTTATAGAAATTAAAAAGGTAGACGGATTCAGTAAGATTAATTTTTAGAATTAACCGGCAATACATTTTTGGGTAGAGGTTTCTTTGAAGCTTCTACCTTTTCTTTTATAAGGGTTTCAATTAACCCATTTATTTTATATCCTTTTTCTTTACAAAATTCCTTCAATATTTGATGTACTTCTGCATCAATTTGTATCATTGCATATTTCTTCATAACGTTTCTTTAGTTTTCTTTAGAATTCTAAAATAAATATCAACATAAAAAAATTATGTAAATATTTATCATAGAATAATATAAACACGCTATGGCAGTAATAAAGAAATTTGCGGAAAATCTTACTCAAACACTTGGTTCATTTGGAACATTTTTGATAGATTCAGACCCTAATTCACAATATTTTAAAATAACCGAATTTAAAGATACATTTACCGGTGGTAAAAATGGATTTTTAATAGAGGGTTCGGAGCATCTTAAAGAATCAACTGAAATAAAAATTCAAATATTGGATGTTGATGGAAACCCTGTTTACTATGAACCTGGAAATGGTATTCCTGAATATTATGAAGGAACTTCTAAATTGGTTGCCGTTTATGTGTATGAAGATACTCCGATTGGTACTGCAAAGATTACAGTATTAGGTGAATTAAAAACATTTGTTGATGAGGGTGGTGTTGTAACCGATATCCCGGATGATTGGAAGGGTGTTTATAATTTAAAGTGGGAAAAAACATTTCAAATAAATAGATTACTATCTAATGAAGATAATGTAAGATTTTATAAAAGACCGGTTGTTGGTATTACTGAAATAGTTAAACCTATTTTCAATAATGTAACTACTACAATAACGCAAACTGGTTCATTAAGTGGTATAGCACAATTTCCACAAGCTGGTCAACCTTTGTTAAACTTTACTACACCAACTACTTACTTATTAAGAATTAATGATAATACTAATTGGACTGGTTCAATTGTTGGTTCAACTATAAATGTTCCATCATTGGATTACTCAGCGGTAGTGGATAGTGTTATTAATAATAAAAACATTTTAGTAAGTAAACCATATACCAATACATCATTAGGTTCGGCGGCACCGGTTGAAAATTTTTTAAATCAAGGATATACCGCATCTTTCAATTATGTAGAGGGTGTTAATAATTTAAAAACCGCATTAACGGGTTCATTTGCTAAAATTCGTTTAACCGATTTAACTACGTTTGTTGGTGATTGTGCTAGAGTAAAAATATTTAGAAAATCGCAATCGGATTTAGCGGATTACCAATTTATACAGGAAATTAGATTGGAATCAAATGAAATCCTACGAGATTTAGAATCCCAAACTAAGAACGAAGAATTTTATGGTGTATTTGATAATACCAATTACAAAAATTATTGGGTAACATCTTCTAATAATTTATCAACAGCATTTAATCAGGATTATTTATATAACTCATTAAAATTTGATAGTACCGGTATAAATAATTTTTATACATCGAAATCATTAGATATAACACAGGGAACTGAATATACACTTAATTTTAATTTAAGAGTTAGTCCTGGACAAATATTAGCAGGAAATTATATAAATGTATTCCTTAGTGGTTCTAGACAATCAACATTAAATTCTTCGCCAACCACTGTACAGATTAAACAAAATATAATAACAATAACATCTGATA